TTTATAATCCCCGCTCCGCTGGCCCCTTAGCTCAGTGGTTAGAGCAGGCGACTCATAATCGCTTGGTCGCTGGTTCAAACCCAGCAGGGGCCACCAAATAAAACAGGGAGTTAGATGAGAAATCGTCTGACTCCTTTTTCTTTGGGTGCGATTCAGGTGATGTAGTGGGTGATGTAAGTGAATGGCTGGGTGACGCAAGCTGCATGGATTTAAATACCTGTCCGGCTGGTTGCCAGAATCTTGATTTCCTGTCTTCGAAAAGCCTAACAGCCATCCGGGTTCAATCATTAACATCACCCTATCTGAACCATCCTCTGTTTGCAGGACTAAAAACAAGCCATGAGTTTCGACGATTCCATTCAGCAGCTACGCAACGAGCGGTTCGCACGCCAGACAGACAACGAAAACTTTATCAGTGTTAAGACACTATTCGAGCAGCTCAAACAGCGTTACCCGGATCAAAGCTACAATGACCTATGTCTTCTGGCATTGAAAAAGTATCGAAATGCAGAAGCTCAGCCATCACTTTACTGGTTTAGTGATGAACGCTGGAGCGACATTCCGCCAGTTGCATTTTTTCAGCTTTTGGATAAAAACGATGCGCCAAATATAGGTGTCCCTGACTATTATCATGACGCTGAAGCGGCACTGAGAGCAGTCAGTGATAATGTCATGAATACTGATAGATTGGCTGATTGTGGTTTCCAGCGCAGCGAAATTATTTCGGCTCTGGAAATTGATGTTGAAACTATCCCGCAAAATCCATTGATTGATCATAATGGTATCGATGAATTAAAGGCTGAGAACGTCGAGTTAAAGAAGCAAATATCCTATCTCAATGAAAGGTTAGCAGTTCCATTAGAGGGGGGTGAAACATACGCGCAGACGCGTGAAGCGTTTTTTATAGCCGTGATAGCAAGCTTGTATAACAAAGGCCGGGTGACTTCTTCAAAAGGTGCACTACCTATTGCTAGCGAGTTACTGAAACTGGTTACAAACAATGCGGAACTATTTTGGTCTCGTGAGAAATCATTGCCTATGAGCGATGAGAAGTGCCTAAAGATATTGCGTGAAGCAATTGGCTGGCTCGATCGTGAAACAACCGACATTTTTGACGTTAAAAAAAGCCAAAGAACAGCACGAAATAAAAAATAAATATATCAATAGTTTAACTAAGGTGTCCAAGGTATCTGATTAGGGTATCCACGACATAAACCCTCTCGGTTTTTAATATACGTTTCATCTTAATTCGTTACCGAGAGATTTAACATGAAACACATCAATTACTTATCAACTACAGTCAGCCACCTTCCTGGGCCTCAACGCCTGATCCGTATCTGTGAGATGCTTGACCTCCTGAATTGCAGCCGAACTACCCTTTACCGTTGGGTAATTAGCGGTGAATTTCCTGCGCCAAAAAAACGCGCAGGGAGAACCATGGGCTGGACTGTCACGCAATATGAACAATGGCTTGATAACTGCTGCTAAACATCTAAGCAGGGCTGGTATTTCCAGCCTTTCTTTTATCTTCTAATGCAACCATTTGAAACAACAAACGCATCAAATCGTTAGAAATCCGTGATTCTTATATAGCCGTAACCCTATGATAAACAGTAAAACTGGCAGTCTGGATTCAGCCGTTCACGAACCGGTAATTAATAATATTACGCGCAGTACGGTTTATCCGGATATCCGGGCTAACGGCGAGTTTCTGTATGACAATGTTCTCTGGCCAGTCATGCCTAAGGAGAGTCTGCAGGATGCGAAGATCATGAATTCTCTGTTCAAGGCAGTTGATAGAACTTATGCCAGTTGCTCTCGTTTTCTGGCAATCCGTTATGATTTTCATCTGCCACAGTACACGGCTGACAACCAAGTTATTACCCGCTTTCATCAGCTGATGATTCCTGCATTCAGAAAGTTATATTCAAAAAGCTTTGCTCGAGTGTTTTGGGTCAGAGAACAGAATAAGGCTCCAGCGCAGCATTATCATTACCTGCTGATGGTGGATGGTAACTGCGTACGCCATCCTCTTAAAATAAATAAGCTCGTGGAGAGCTGCTGGAAAATAGCAACGGGCGGAACGGTCTGGTTTCCAAAGCATGGTTACTATTTAATTCGAAAGAATGACACTGAGGCCATGACCGCATTGTTACTGCGGGTGAGTTACTTTGCTAAGCGGCACTCTAAGGAAGGAATTGCTAAAGACATTGCGCGTTCAGGAACTCGGCATTACCCATTTTTAAAAAAAACCAAACACACTAAAACTGTACAATTACGTACTCAGATTACTGATTTTGATCGGGCACAAGCGCATTGTCCCCTTCCCGGAAAGCTGGATTCGCTTTTCACTCCCGCAGAGCCTTCTGCTGCGGCACTAACCTTGTCAAATAGCCAAGAATTGGATGAGGCTGCCTCACTGCCAATTAAGGCGATCAGACGAGCGCTGCAGCGTTTTAGTAAAATCAGGGGCCGCCTGCGTGACGGTAATAGCATTGTGGCAAGCGCTCAACTCAGCCCTCACTGGCACCGTCATTTTGAGCGCTACTACCGCTATTACTGGCCATGTAATATCAGCGTTTCACAGTATTGCCGCTGGTATTACCTAAATCCGTCTACTGCAAGCCGCTATTTGTGTAACTACCCGGCTAATTTAATTAATCCGTGGCTTTTAGCACGCTGGCTATAAGCACCTATGAAGACTGGTAAAGATGGAAAAGATAAAAGAGAAGTACAAAGCAAAAATTGCGATGCCCTACTCTCTTAATCGTAAGATGAAGACTTATGTAGGCGGCATTGACTGGCTAACCGGTTATGAAATTGTGCCGCTGACTGATGAACAGCGGCTGCAAAGAAAGCAGCATCTGCATGCTCTGCCTGCAACGCTTGATGAGTTGTTTGAGCATTTCCTACTGCCTGCCATTGAGTGCGACATGCATTACAAGGACTACAATTTCTGGAGCGATACGTGGCGTATCCAGTGGGCTTACCACAAACAAAATTATCGTCGTGAGGCGATTTTGAATGGCGTAACACAGCAGCAATATGCAGAAGTGCATAAGCTTCCCAAACGTGTGATGTACGGCAATCTGCATAAATGCGGAGGTGCAGCGATCCGTGTGCTGTTTTGGGTTTATCATCGTCGGCAGTTCCACCAGCAACAGCGACTCACGATTCAGGAATACGTTCCTGAGCATCAGCTTCCCCAACGCACAGCGTATCGTCAGTTGTCGCGGCAGCCAATGAGTGATATCTGGGCGAGACATTTTGATAACTATTACAGTGATGCATGGCTGAGGGGCTGTAACGTCAGAGAGTATGCAGATTTCTATGGTTTGAACGCTACCACTGCCCGGCAGTATCTGTTTAACTTTCCCATTGGGCTTTTTGACCCAATGTTGATTAAACCCTGGATGTAATTTTTCAAGACATCGTTGAAGAATATGATCATGAATTCTGATCACTGGATAATGATCAAAAGCGTCAAACGGTAAACAACGCAATGATCAGAATTTGAAAACCCTACCATCAGCCTTTGTATATAAAAAAAGCATGTCTTGACTGGTGTGAGAAAGAGACACACCTTGTGTTTTAACTTAGTGAACCGCTCTGGAAATCAGCGGCAGTTAGCACTGCAGGTGCTTGATGATGAGATGCCCGGCTTTGCACGCGACTATGTGTCTGCATAAGGCAGTAAGCTGCTGATATTGGAAAAAGCCCTGGCGAAGATCACTGACCGGCTCCCCGATGATTAAAACATTATGATGTCAGTGATTCCTTGCAAATTTCCAGTATGCGCTCTCAGAAGGTGTAGCCGATTGGAAGTCCGCTTTGTGCCCAGGCTGTGTGAAAACTGTTTTGGTCGCTTAATCTGAGAAAAACCAGGCTGAAAACTGCGCTCATACGTAAAATTTGGCTCATCTAACCAGTCGAGTAATTCCAGATTTTGCGTAGATGCGCGCACTTCAGTTCTAGGTCAGAGTTTTCACACAGCCTGGGCAAATAGCGGACGTTGGTAAAACCAGTATGTACTTACCAATAGGGGCTAGGCGGGGGAACTGCGGGTAATACCGCGAGATTTTTACAAGTCCCTCATGGATTTAAATATGAGGATTGCTGATCAGAAATATAACTGTGGTGAATCTGTTGGCAATCAGTGGAAAAGCCGCAGAGACTTCTCCCCCTGGCGGCTAGAATTATGAGCGGCTACCCTATTCACACCAGACGGAGCGAGGCCCTGGATAATGAGGTTCCGCTATTACCACCGTTTATTGCCGCCACACCGTAAAGCAGACTGCTCAGTTCATCAAGAGGCACGTTGAGCTCATCACTCAACTGAGTCAGATGAACGCCGTTACCCGCCAGAGCGACCATCATTTTTTCTATAATGAGTGATCTTTCACGTTCAATTCCTCCCGGCTCACCGGTTCGGTACCCCTTTGCGGTTGCATCGCGCATCAAGCTGTTATACTGCCATTCCGTCAGCATGTTCAGATTTCGCATTCTGACAATCAGAGCCATTGCCGAGACTTTCCAGAGCGATTTCAGCTGAACGATTTTGTCGAACGTTGGAAACGCCATTTTAACAGCCATCACGTTTTCCAGAGGCATCAGAAATGCTGACGCAAAAGAATCCGCTTCACGCTCAGCATCCTGTCCTTTGACATCAGCGTGACGGTGAAGTACCAAGTGAGCCAACTCATGTGCCGCATCGAATCTGCTGCGTTCACCAGACTTACGCGTGTTGAGGAAAATGTAAGGGACATCATCTTTCCAGAAAGAAAATGCATCGATACTCGCAGTTTCCTCTGAGAGCCAGAACACCTTAACGCCGTGCTTCTCCAGAAGATGAACAACGTTGGTTATACTCTTCTTACCAATCCCCCAAGCTTCGCGCACCGCCTGTGCAGCAATCTCAGGTTCACCTCCACGGAGATTCGGCAGTTCAGGCTGCGGCAGCGTAAAGCGGGTGCTGAAAAACTCGCTCAGCATAACCCCCAACGCACCAGCTCCAATTGCCGCATGCTGGTCGGCGGCTTTTGTGGAGCGCAAAGAACGGAATGAAACCGTCAGTGGATCGACTGCTTCAACGTCATCCCCGAAGAAAAAGGACTCTGGATATTTCAGGGCGCTAGAGTATAACTGGATCGTCTCTGGCGTGGGTTCATACAGGCAATAGTCTTTTTCGTACTCAATTACAATGCGGCTGGATAGCCCCATTTTCTCAGCCAATTCTTTCAGGGTCAGCTTGCGTCTGATCCGCGCCAGTTTAAGCCGGGACGGATTAAAAAGACGTTTGCCGTCATCAACAGGTTTACTCATTTGCTTTCAACGGAAATTGATATGTCATCATTGAAATCCTCATCAGGGAAAATATCCGTGCCTTCAAACGGCAGAGGGCTTAAAATAATGCGCTCACTCCAGTCGCTTACGCGGGCAATTCCGTCCTGATTCACCATTCCAACCGGGTAAGACACTTCGCAGCGGACCTCTTTGTTTGCCGCATCATAATAATAAAGGACGATATAAGTGCGGGTGCTGTCTATCGGCGTGATTTCAGATTTACCCGGATATAACGCATCCGTCTGGAACATATCGACTGTGCCAGGGTTGTTGTGAACAATCGAACGTGTTGCCTCGCCTTTGGCATTTTTAGTTTTCGGTAACCCCTCAGGACGTCCGGTGTGCCTATCACCCGAGGTTATAATCAGATTAACCCCCTTGGCTGAGTTAACGACCATTTCCATTCGCTTGACCACTTCAGGAGACCAGCCATTACCCTTGCCAATCAGTACACGGCGGGTCGCGGCAACCATCTCGCTCCAGAAACGGAACCCTGCATCCACTGCGGGGTGAAGCTTGCTAGATTTGCGACGCTCGTACAAAGCAGACGTAAGGGCGGCATGAATATCATTTTCCGAAAAACCCAGTCCATTTAGCACAACATCTGAATCAGCTTCGGTATGCAGGATATAAGTAGGCATGGTCATGAGTGTGTCTCCATTAGTTCACTTCATGATTTCAACATAATTATTATGACAAAATCAAGAAGTGACCGCCGAAAATTTTTCCTATGCCCTCACTTATTTCCTCACCCCCTCCCCAATTGTTCCTCACTTTTTAGGCTATGGAAAAAGAACATTACATTTCTCAATGTGTTGAATAGAACTGCACCCTATATCCGTGTAGTTAAAAAAGTGGGGGAGACAGTTGATATCTCAACAACATACCGTGATGTGCGTAATTTCACCTGACTTGACTAGCCATTTGCATTTTACTTGGTGACCGTTTGCAGATTACTTGACCATTGCCAACTAAAATTGGCGTATGACTCACATCTCATGACGAAGCCCGATCTGAACGGCAGCAGTGTGCCAGACGAGGGTATTGGTCGCTGTGGTAAATGCCTGATAATTTCTTCTTTTACTAGGGTGTGTCCCTTAACCTCCCTACATCCCTAAAAGTACTGTATGGGGTCTTCCAGAAATGTGTTTTTTTGTTTAATAATGAGCATTCAAAAAACAGTTAAGGGACACGCCCTAGCCTTCAACCAGATAAGGAAATAATCATATGAGTTCAGAATTGATTGCAAAACCTGGAACAGGGTTGCTTTCCACAGATACAACAAAATTTGAAGGGTATTTATCCTATCTTGGTTTGCCGACCGAAAATATAATTGCCTCTCTCCCGGAGCGCCAAGTTATTGAAAAAAACCTGCCCACATTCATAGATTCTTTACCTGCTGAGGTAAAAAGAGATGCGCGATATTTATCAAAGTTCGTAGCTGGCGCGGCTATAGGACTATTTGATGCATCGTTAAATTATGTTTGGAATGAGGTTGTACTGAATTTAAGGGAAAAAGTGGTAGTTTATGGCCTCGATATGTTCTTTGATGCCGCAGTCGGAGGAGGACGTAGAGAGCTTTATTCTACCGAAGAAGATCTTTCTGGTTTAAAAGATAACACCCTTATTAATACATGCCGCAAGCTTGAATTAATATCTGACGTTGTTTTCACCAAGCTCAATCATATATTGACTATGAGGAATGACATTGGGGCGTCGCACCCAAATTCATACTCCATAAATGCTTTTGAACTTCTTGGTTGGCTCCAAACATGTGTTCAAGATATTTTGAACGATAAACCGTCTGCATCTGCCATACAAATAAAATCATTCCTTGAGAATCTAAAAAGATCCACTGATGTCCTTGACGAAGCTACAATTCAAAGCATGGAAAGACCTTTGAATGATTTGTCGCTTCAGAATACTGACAATCTACTCAATAGTATTTTCGGAATATATACAGCTGATTCAACAGGAAATGTTGTCAGAAAAAATGTCGCTCTTTTTGCTCCGCATATTTGGAAGAAAAGCAGTGAGAACGTAAAGTACAAAATCGGTGTGACGCTAGACGGATACAAGAACAACCTTCATAACGAGAAACATGCTTTAGGTATTGAGTTTTTTACGTTTTGTGATGGTAATCGTTATCAATCATTAGACTCTAGAATTATATCACTGGACGGCCACGCCGACGATCTCTTAGAGGCTAGGTATGCTTGGGATAATTTTTATAATGAACCCCCTCATATGCGGAAGATTCTTTCGTATTTAAAGACTGAAAATGACATACCATTAGAGAGGGTTCATAAGCTTATAAAAACAGTTTTGATTTGCCGTGTTGGTAAAGGAATACAATATAATACTGGTGTTTCTCCGGCGGGGCGCCCTTTGTATGATCAATTTTTTGGCATGCTTGGCGATCAAAACATTATAAATACAGTTATAGCAATGCACTCTAATGAAGTACGAGTGAATTTAGACAATAAATACTGCCAGCAACATATGGTAAGCGTTTTGACTTTGTTAAGAGCGAATACTCGTAGCGAAAGAATTCAAGAAATTATAGATTATTTGATCTCTAACCATACGATCCTACATAAAGTACACAACGATAGGAGATATAGAGATCTAACTAAGAATCACATCAGTTTCGGCTGACAAAGCGCTGCACACGGAATAAATTAAGGTGCGCTTACAGCTTCGCCCACTGGGACGGGCTACAGCCCGCCCCTTAACCAAACGTTAATGTCCGCAATTCGCTCTTAGCTGTACCTGAGCATTTCATTCGACAGCTTAGTGCCAGAAGCGAACATCGCAGACGTTATAGTACGTTAGGCCAGATATCTGAAAGCGCATGAACCACATAGGTCAAAGACCTATTGCATAACTTCTGGCTTGAGCTTTTGCCGTTCCGGCGCTCTAAAAATCGAAAGCGTCGTTTTCTCTTAGCCCAAGCCATCCTTGTAGATACCAAAGCAGCGTTCGCAGAGACTCTTCGTGCTCCGGGAACTGTGCAGGATTAATTGCATCACATTTGGCTTTCGCCACGTCAATGCCAATAAAGTCGTTAATTGTCTCTTTGTTAAAACTGTTATGCTGTGTGGATACCCAATCACCGTATGTTTGGCTCGAGCCACGACTCATCAAACGTGTAACCATCGTTGCGAAGCCCTGATCCGTTTGAATCGCTTTATTCATCCATTCACGTGGTTCATCCATTGAATCGGTATAGTTTTTCCAGCGATAGAGCAGAGATATGAGATCTGGTTCAGCAATCAGCGCATCGCCATCTGCTGCTCGTAACCTTATCAGCCGCAGCCATTCAGTCTTCATTGCCACAACGGTATTGTAATCTAAGGCTGGATCGAAGACTCCCCTCTCGCTCTCATTTCGATCAGTGGGGTCACTAAGATGGATCAGGAGCGAGGCAACTGATAGAGCTTCAGTTTTACGGAGTGCTTCTAAAGCCAAAGCGCCTCGCACATCCTCAGGAATGCGCTTCAGGTACCAATTTGTCGCTCGCCATGCTGCTACATATGACGAATCAAAAGAATTGCCGTTAGTCCCTGCGAGTTTTTCAGCGAGTAGGTACATACCAGGAAGCAGAACAGCTGCCTGCTCGAAGGGTAATCGATTGACGGATTCGTCGAGTCTCGCAACGAGCGAATCTAGCAGCCCATCAGCTTCGAGGGCAGTGATTGCAGCTAAGAGCTCATCCTCTGTCGCTGTTGCATCGAGAAAATCAACGAAACGGCGCTCAGACATTTCTCCGACCGCCGTCTGGAGTTCAAAATAACGTGGGAAGTAGCGCGATGTGCATACTCGTTTTTCAGTCAACCACCGGCGATTGAAGCCGTCCGCATATCTTGTTCCTCCAAATGCCCATTCGAGAGGTGGAAATAAGTCTTTGAGCGCATTACTAATGATATTGCGGCGTTGCTCTGAGACTGTCTCAAGGAGCTCCTTAGCCGCTGCCTGGTCTACCTCTCGTCGTCCATCACTGGAAAAGCGCATTTCCTGAAGAACCAATTCTCGCTCACGAAACAGTGCATCGTGGAGATCTGGTTCGAAGACCCTGAGAGTCTCAAGAAGCAGGAAATCTACAATATTTACCTCGAATACGTTGCCGACCACATGCAATGGCATGTGTACAGCAATGGAAGAGATGAGACGACGTGCATCGCGCATGTTGCGAAGCAGGGGCTGGATGCATCCGATGCAAGCATTACCCCAGCGTCTCTGAGAGAACCCGTTGGCCTCAGTCGCGTAGGAGCCCGCTATTTCAGAGAGTTCTTCCTTGAACATTCGATGCACGAACGATGCTGGAACGGCCGGTAAATCAAAGCTAACCTGCACGATCTTTTCAAGAAAGGCTCGCCCGTCGTCGGCAGCGACCGGATCGAGTGCCCTTTCTACTATACTGGGCTGAAATAGGAGCACAAAAACAATGTTAGGGAGGTTTGCATTTGCCTTTACTTGGCGAAGTAACATCCTAATCTGTTCTGGCTCAAGCCTGTCAATATCATCGACAAAGACAACCAGCGGCCGGTCAAGTTCGCGAAGGCGAGCTTCAAGCGAACTGCGTATCTTGTCGAGAGACTCGCCGGTATGGTCTCGCCCGAGATACGATAGCACGCGTCCAACAATAGGTATTCCGACTGAGAGAAAGGCAAGAACAGCTGCAACCTTTGTGACCGTAGGAAGGTCATATCCAATGGCCGAAGCGATTGCTAAAACTGAGGCATTTGTTAGCACCATCGAGATTAGATGGCCTGAGCCTCCAGCATCTTTAAGAGGCTTACCGACCCCGGTTAGGATCGCGCCGTAGCGTCGTAGTGCTTCGGCACGGTCATGTGCAGCCTTCGAATGCTCGCCTCCCAAGCTATTTGCTATCTGGCCAAATAGCGCGCTGGCAATTGCATCGCCGTCCCCCCATTGCCAGGGATTGAAATCGAGCCAGTCCGCGCCGCTGCTCTTATCATCGAGCTGTTCGGTAATGAGGTTTTTAAGAGATGATTTCCCGAAGCCCCACCCTCCTCGAATAGCAAATACACGGCCTTCGCGCAAACTTAGCTCCGAAAGCACGTCGGCTATACGAGCCGCAAATTCAGCCCTTCTGAGACGATCTTCGGATGCTTTTCGAATAGGAGCCTCCGCCCCGATCCCTTCGTCCGACCGCTCGTTCCTTACCACTTCAGTATTAGGCTTCGCACGACGATGAGCACGCCATGTTGTCAGACGGAACAACCGTTTACTCATCGCACACTATCTCCCAAAAATACATGTAACAAGCGTCCTATCGTTGGAAGCGTTACTGATTGAACTTTTTCCTAAGCCAGCTAGTTGAAGAGAACTCTCTGCTGCAATTACAAGCCAGTATAGCGGTGACCCTGAGCATGGATGGACACAAGAGGATAATCAATAAGGAAGGTTTAACAAAAATCACCAAGCTGCATATTTGACTTAGTAAGGTTAAAGATCTCACCACGCTGAATTTGTTGGCTAAAGGCATTAACGAAGCACGTTATATGTGCAAAAATCGGTCCATCTTCCATCACTTTTATCTGACCGGAAATGCTATGGCTGGCGTGAACAAAGCTCAACTGACTGAAACCGACATCGTAACTAAATTTATTCTGCCTGCGGTCAAGAAGGCCGGATGGGATGACATGACGCAAATTCGCCAGGAGGTGAAGCTACGTGATGGCAAGGTTGTTGTGCGGGGTAAACTGGCATCCCGTCAGAAAGTCAAATCAGCAGATATAGTGCTCTACCATAAGCCTGGTTTACCGCTGGCAGTCATTGAAGCGAAAGCAAACAAGCATGAAATTGGAAAAGGGATGCAGCAGGGACTGGGGTATGCCGCCTTGTTAGAGGTTCCTTTCGTCTTTGCCTCCAATGGTGATGGCTTCGTATTTCACGACAAAACGACCCCCGATCAGCTGGAACGAGAAATTACACTTGAAGAGTTCCCAACGCCTGCTGAGTTATGGGAGAAGTTCTGTCTCTGGAAAGGCTATACAGCTGCACAGCTGCCTGTTATTACGCAGGACTATTATGACGACGGCTCCGGTAAATCGCCGCGTTATTATCAGCTTCAGGCAATCAATAAAACGCTTGAGGCTATCTCAGCAGGCCAGAACCGCATTTTATTAGTGATGGCAACCGGGACCGGCAAAACCTACACCGCCTTCCAGATTATCTGGCGGTTATGGAAAGGCAGGCACAAGAAACGCATCCTGTTCCTTGCCGATCGCAACATTCTTGTTGATCAAACCCGTACCAACGATTTCCAGCCTTTTGGGCAGGCAATGACCAAAATCACTGGACGCACTGTCGATCCCGCTTATGAGATCCATCTGGCGCTGTATCAGGCGATGACAGGAACCGAAGAGCATGAAAAAGCGTATAAGCAGGTTGCGCGTGACTTCTTCGATCTGATCATCATTGACGAATGCCATCGCGGCAGCGCCGCTGAAGACAGTGCCTGGCGCGAGATTCTGGAATATTTTAGTAGTGCGACTCAGGTCGGTTTAACGGCGACGCCGAAAGAGACTCATGAGGTCTCAAATACGGACTATTTCGGTGAGCCGGTCTATACCTATTCGCTTAAACAGGGCATTGAGGATGGCTTCCTGGCACCTTATAAAGTGGTACGCGTTGATATCAATGTTGACCTGCAAGGATGGCGTCCAGCGAAAGGGGAAGTCGATAAAAATGGTGAGCTGATAGAAGACCGCATCTACAACCAAAAAGATTTTGATCGCAACTTAGTCATTGATGAACGCACTCAGCTGGTGGCGGAAACCATTACGGATTACCTTAAACGCACCAACCCCATGGATAAAACCATCGTCTTCTGCAATGACATCCCTCATGCAGAGCGGATGCGGCGCGCCCTGGTCAATCTCAACGCAGCGCAAATGAAAGAAAATGATAAATACATTATGCGTATTACAGGCGATGAGACCGAGGGAAAAAACCAGCTCGATAACTTCATCAATCCGAAGAAGCCCTACCCGGTTATCACCGTAACATCAGAACTGATGACAACGGGTGTAGATGCCAAAACCTGTAAGCTGGTTGTGCTTGAACAAAATATCCAGTCGATGACCAAATTTAAGCAGATCATCGGACGTGGTACACGTATCGATGAACGGTACAACAAGCTGTGGTTTACCATTCTGGATTTCAGAAAGGCCACCGAGCTATTTGCAGATGAACGCTTTGATGGCTTGCCGGTGAAAGTCATAACGACGACAAAAGATGAGGTCGCCGATCCAGAGTCAGATTTTGATGAACAACTGGAAGATGAAGTATCAGATGGAGCGGGTCAAACAGGCCATGCAGAAGAACCATCGTCGGATTATCCCTCTGGCACCTCAACAGAAACCGAACCTGATGGCGAACTGCCCGAAACTGACGAAGAACGACGCAGAAAGTTTTACGTTAAAGGCGTTGCTGTTAACGTGTTATCTAAACGCGTTCAGTATTATGACGCTGACGGTAAGCTGGTTACCGAATCATTTCAGGATTACACCCGTCGTACGCTGATGAAAGAGTATGCATCCTTAAACGATTTTGTTCAGCGCTGGCAAAGTGCTGAACGTAAACAGGCCATTATCGAAGAGCTGGAACAGCAGGGCATTATCTGGGATGTGCTGACGGAAGAGGTGGGCAAAGAGCTGGATCCCTTCGATATGCTTTGCCATGTCGTGTACGGCCAGCCGCCGCTCACCCGCCGTGAACGCGCCGATAACGTGCGTAAGCGTAACTACTTCACCAAATACTCTGAGTCGGCTCAGACTGTCTTGAACAACCTGCTCGATAAATACGCCGATGCGGGCGTTAAGGAAATCGAAGATATTCAGGTACTGAAGCTTCGACCTTTTGATACCATGGGCCGTCCTTCAGAAATCATCAAAAAGAACTTTGGTGACAAGGAAAGCTACATAAGTGCCGTGAGTGAACTGGAAAACGAAATCTACGAACTCCCTCCTCGCTCGGCCTGATTCCCTTTCAATGTCTGTCACCGTAGCGACCGCTCGGTGGCAGACTTTTTTATTACGGAAATTGCAACAAACATGTCTATCAGTTCAGTTATCAAATCTTTACAGGACATTATGCGTAAAGACGCCGGTGTGGACGGCGATGCGCAACGTCTGGGTCAGCTTTCATGGCTGTTGTTTTTAAAAATTTTCGACACTCAGGAAGAAGAGATTGAGCTGGAGATGGATGCAGAAGAGTATCGCCTGCCGGTGCCCGCACGTTATCTGTGGCGTAACTGGGCAGCAGATGCAGAAGGCATAACGGGCGACGCGCTGCTTGAGTTCGTTAATGACGATCTCTTTCCTACCCTGAAAAACCTGCCTGCGCCTCGCGATAAAAATCCACGTGGCTTTGTGGTGCGGGAAGCTTTCAGCGACGCCTATAACTATATGAAAAATGGTACGCTGCTACGTCAGGTAATCAATAAGCTGAACGAAATCGACTTCGGTGACAGCAACGAACGCCATTTGTTTGGCGACATCTACGAACAGATTCTGCGCGACCTGCAAAGCGCTGGTAACGCGGGTGAATTTTATACTCCACGCGCCGTTACCCGCTTTATGGTTAACCGTATCGATCCCAAACTGGGCGAGCGCGTGATTGACCCGGCCTGCGGCACTGGCGGATTTCTGGCTTGCACGGTTGACCATATTAAAGCCAACTACGTTCACAGCACTGACGATCACCAAACGCTACAGAAGCAGATTCACGGCGTTGAGAAAAAACAGCTCCCGCATCTGCTTTGTACCACCAATATGCTGCTGCATGGCATTGAAGTCCCGGTACAGATTCGCCATAGCAATACGTTAAGCAAGCCGCTCTCTTCATGGGATGAGCAGTTTGATGTGATTGTTACCAACCCGCCATTTGGCGGCACCGAAGAAGATGGTATCGAGAAAAACTTTCCTTCTGAAACGCAAACTCGCGAAACCGCTGACCTCTTCCTGCAGCTGATAATGGAAGTACTGGCGGATAAAGGCCGTGCAGCTGTGGTGCTGCCAGACGGTACCCTGTTTGGCGAGGGTGTTAAAACCAAAATCAAAAAGCTGCTGACGGAAGAGTGTAACCTGCACACCATTGTGCGTTTACCCAAAAGCGTTTTTAGCCCATACACCGATATCAAGACCAATATTCTATTCTTTACCAAAGGTCAGCCGACCAAAGATATATGGTTCTATGAGCACCTCTACCCGGAAGGCGTGAAAAGCTACAGTAAAACCAAGCCGATGAAGTTTGAGGAGTTTCAGGCAGAAATTGACTGGTGGGGCGATGAAGCGGACGGCTTTGCCTGCCGTGTTGAAAACGAACACGCCTGGAAAGTCAGCATTGATGATGTTATTGCACGTAACTTCAACCTTGATATTGAGAATCCGCATCAGTCAGAAACAATCAGCCATGATCCCGATGAGCTGCTGGCACACTATCAACAGCAGCAAACCGAAATCAACCAGCTGCGCCACCAGCTACGCGATATCCTCGGTGCCGCGCTTGCGGGCAAGGAGGTCAACTGATGTCTGCTGAGCAACTAATCACCCAACATATCGATACCTGGACATCTGCCTTACAGACACGTTCATCGGCTGGACGCGGCAACAACGGGAAGGTTGACCTTTATGGCATCAAAAAGCTGCGTGAATTAATTCTGGAACTGGCTGTACGTGGCAAGCTGGTGCCTCAGGACCCTAATGATGAACCTGCGTCAGAATTACTGAAACGGATTGCCGCTGAAAAAGCCGAGCTGGTAAAGCAGGGAAAAATTAAAAAGCAGAAGTCTTTGCCGGAAATTGGTGAAGATGAGAAGCCGTTTGAATTGCCGGTTAGTTGGGAGTGGAGCCGCTTACCAAATATTAGCAATTATCAAATAGGTAAAACACCGCCTACTAAAGATAGTAGTTTTTGGAGTACTGAGGAAACGGGCACACCATGGGTCAGCATTGCTGATCTTAATCAGAATGGTTACATACAATCAACGTTTAAAAAAGTTACTGACAAAGCAAAAGAATTATCATTTAGTTATCCACCAGTTAAAGCTGGTACCATTCTAATGAGTTTTAAACTTACTGTTGGAAAAGTTTCGATACTTCAAGTTGAAGCTTTTCATAATGAAGCCATCATTTCAATATCTGAGCTAAGTGGCATTGAGAAATACTATTTATTCTATGTACTTCCGTTAATTTCTCACTTTGGGAAGACTAAGAAGGCAATCATGGGAAATACCTTGAACTCTGAGTCTTTATCTATGCTGGTCCTGCCAATTCCTCCGCAGCAGGAACAAAAAAGGATAATTTTAAAATATAAAGAACTAATGTCCCTCTGTGACCAACTTGAACAGCAATCTCTGACCAGTCTGGAAGCACATTCTCAGCTTGTAAATACTCTGCTGGCAACGCTAACCAACAGCCAGAACGCAGAAGAGCTGGCGGAAAATTGGACGCGAATCAGCCAGCACTTCGACACGCTGTTTACCAACCAAGCCAGCATTGATGCACTTAAGCAAACCATTCTGCAACTGGCGGTGATGGGTAAACTGGTGCCGCAGGATCCGAACGATGAACCTGCATCTGAACTGCTTAAACGTATTGAGCAGGAAAAAGCGCAACTGGTGAAAAAAGGTAAAATTAAAAAACAAAAACCTTTGCAGCCAGTTAGTGATGAGGAAAGGCCTTTTGATTTGCCGGAGGGGTGGGAGTGGGTTCGCTTCGGAAGTGTTATTAACATTCGGGCAGAGTTAGTAAAACCCGAAAACCATTACAATTCACTGCAGGTTGCTCCTGATATAATTGAAAAGGGAACAGGGAAAGTTCTAAGTAAAAGGACCGTTAAAGAGTCTGGGGTAAAAGGGCCAAACAGTAAGTTTTATAAAAATCAAATTGTATACTCTAAAATCCGCCCATCACTATCAAAAGCATTCATTGCTGAGTACGATGGATTATGCAGTGCGGACATGTACCCAATAGATTGCTTCATAAACTCAGAATATTTATTAAAAGTAATACTTTCTGAAGTGTTTCTTATTCAAGTTAGAGCGGCAGAAAACAGAATAAAAATGCCAAAACTAAACGTTGATAGCTTATCCAACATCCTTATACCCGTACCTCCAGCTAAGGTTCAATCTGTGATATCTGACAGAATAAATGAAATGCACATATCCAGTGATCTTCTCAAAACCCGCCTGCAATCCGCCCAGCAAACCCAACTCCACCTGGCAGATGCACTCACAGATGCAGCGCTAAGCTAAGGAACAGACGATGCCGGTTCATCATGCTATCTGGCGGGTAGGTGATAACCCCCAGCCACTGACTATCAGCAAACTGGCCAGCGAGAGTTTGCTGGAAAGAATGATCTTAAACGACCCAACCATTCTTTCAGACCAGTGGATGATTATCGGTCATCAGGAAAATACGCTCGATAAGGGGCGTATTGATCTGCTGGCGATAGCGCCTGATGCCTCGCTAATCCTGATAGAGCTGAAACGCGACCGCACACCGCGCGAGGTAGTCGCTCAGGCGCTGGATTACGCTTCATGGGTAGATGATTTAACTGCAGACCGCCTGTCACAAATTTTTGAAAAATTCTCTGGCGGCGATAATCTGGGTGATGCCTTTAAGCAACGTTTCAATACTGAGTTAGAAGAAGAGTCTATTAACCAGTCGCACCAAATCATTATCGTAGCGGCGGAACTGGATCCGTCTACCGAACGCATTATCGACTACCTGAGCAAAAATGGTATCTCTATTAACGTGCTGTTCTTCAAAGTCTTTCAGCACGAGAACGAGCAGTTTTTAAGTCGCGCCTGGCTTCTCGATCCCAGCGAGACACAAACTAACGCTGCTCAGGCCACGGCAGGTACTAGTGCTCAATCAAAAGAACCCTGGAACGGAGAGTTCTATGTCTCGTTCGGTGACTCAAATAGTCGTAACTGGGAAGAGGCGCGACGTTACGGGTTTATCAGTGCAGGTGGCGGAAGCTGGTACAGCCAGACCTTAAAACAGCTTCAGCCCGGTCAACGCGTCTGGGTTAACATCCCAAAAACAGGTTATGTAGGCGTCGGTATTGTGCAAAGTGCTGTTGAGCCAGCCAGCAGCTTTACAATCAATACTGAGGCTGGCGAAAAACTCGCGATGGACGTGCTTAAGCATGGAAACCTTTATCGCGATAACTCAGGTGATCCCGATAAATCTGAGTATTTTGTCTCAGTGAAGTGGCTTGAAACCCGTAGTGAACAGGATGCAGTAAATGAACTTGGATTCTTCGGTAATCAAAATACCGTTTGTAAACCGACAACACCAAAGTGGCGACACACTGTTGAAAGATTGAAAAATCACTTCATAGACTGGAATACTAACGAGTAGAATTTTCCGGCATTCAGGCGAATGGATTTTAATAAGGATCTTAACAATGCGTAAAATCCTCCACTCCGAATACACGTTCCGGCGGTCACACGAAGGTGTGGCTGCCCCGACGGTATATTCGGGGATTACCCATGCATACAAGAAATCGAGCGTTTCGTCGCCATCATATGAAAAGGCTCAAAACTAAACGCGGTCGTTATAATAATGCGGCTTATAGCTGGCCTGAAGGCGCGACTATCGTGAATATCGGTAAGGCTTATCATACGCCATGCCTCTGTTCATGCTGGATGTGTGGACATCAGCGTTTCCATCACGGAATGAACATGCAGGAAGTGAGAGCAAGAGCCAGGTATCAGGATTAAGCAGCTTAGCCCACCTCAATGGTGGGCTACCTCCCGGCAAACGCCCTAAACCATCTTGTAAACTCATCTCCCACCCACTACAAAGCTGATAAGCACAATGAGGACTTCACAATGCAAAGTCGAGCCACCAGCGCCAAAATCACCAGGCAACAAATTTATCGCTCCGTTGCTAGCTCAACGGCTATTGAAACGGGTAGAGCTGTGCAAAAAATTGAGCAAAATATTAAGCAGTATCAAGCTAAAGCAAAAGCTATCGGTTTAGCTCGCTAGTTCGGCCAAATATCGTCAACAAGACGTATTATCGGCATATAGCTGTCAGTGATTTCGGCCTGAAAAGCCTTTGAAACGCTTTATGTTCGCCAAAAAGACTGTAACTCAGCATCTGCCTAAACTGATAACACATCAAATTCCGCTTGATCGATGATGCCCTGTCTATTCAACAATACGCTATCTGATGAACCAAGCTGGTAAATGGTCTCCGATAAATTCAGACTATATTTAGCCAATTCTCATCCTCTCTGGAATAAATTCACGACATTGCTGGTGGCCTGTTCAACATGATTAACCCTGTTTTCCCACTGTTCTAATGCCCTTCTTTTCTCTACAAGATAATCATAACGGTCATAGTGCTTCGAGCTCACATCCTGCAATGCATGGTTTTGAATGCGATCGCGCAACTCTTTCGAAACACCGATTTCGCCCATCAGCGTTTTGCAGGTCCGCCGCAAATCCCTCGCAACAAACACCGGATTGTCAGGGAAATGCTCGCGATAATAGATGATGGCTTGAGCAAAGCTGTCAGTTCGCAGATGCTTGGCCGCATCCAGTCGCTGCGGGAAGATAAACGGACTATCATTAACGTTTTCCACCTTCAGCCTTTCCAGAATATCGACCGCTGAATCCGTTAACGGCACCAGATGGTCACGCTTGTTCTTTGATACATCAGCGACGATCAACAGCGTTTTCTCTTCCCAGTTCACAGCATCCCACCGACTGGAAGCCAGTTCATGCGGGCGCTGACCACCAGCGTAAACACATAAATTAAGCAGTAAGCTCACCGTGCTGCCAACGCTTGGCGTTTTGGGAAAGTCACCCATCAGCTGTTGCAGCTCATTCAACTTCAGCCAGTTGGTTCCCGCTTTCTCTGCAGCCGACTGCTTAGGGATGACGCTAACCGGGTTCATCTCAAGTCCAAACATCACGTTCTGCTGGTGGTTGGCCGGATCGTTATCCGCTTTAAGCCCGTAGTTAAATGCTGCCATCAGATAAGAACGGACACGGTTCGCTTCAACGCTCGCACCGCGCTGAATGATGGCAGACAAAATCTGTTTGATATGTAGCGGTGTGACTTCGTTAGCTTTGGTATCTTTGGCGATAAAGGAGTACGTTTCTTTCTCCAGACGGTAGAGCACCTGCTGCCATGTCCGCTTTCCATCTTCCCGCATTTTGTTGGTGTAGCCCTGAATAAGCTGCTCGATGCTGCCCTTTAACTGTTCGGCACGCTTTTGCTTTTCCAGCGCGATTTCCTGTTCAGCCTTTTCGACCTTAGGATTCTTCCCTTCCTTCAGCGTACCGGCATAACCTTTCGCAAGCTGGCGAGCCTGAGCTAACGACATTTCAGGGTAACGACCCAACTGAATAAAGTGGCGCTTAGCATCCCAGTAGTAGCGATAGTAGAAAACCCGCTGCCCGGATGGCTCAACTTTAACGCCCAGTCGCCCGGCTCCACGCTCACCACTCTTGTCCCAAACCTGATAAGCCGAGTCGCGAGCTTTCAGGCCGCGTACCATTGAGTCCGTTAGATTGTCTGCCAAGAGGAAGTCCTTACGAATATTTTATTGCCGTTTTCTGGGTGATGTAGCAGGTGACGTAAAGATGATACTTAAAGGAAGATCTCGGAACAACATGAAACAAAGGAACATGCTCAACCTAATGTTTTATAAAATAAAATAAGAAGAAATGGAGAAGGCTGGAAAATGATGAAACAAGCTATTCATATGACTCATAATCGCTTGGTCGCTGGTTCAAACCCAGCAGGGGCCACCAAATTTAGTGATTAAAATCAAACAGTTAAACCACCTATCACGGTGGTTTTTTTGTGCCTGTGATTCCCCATTGGCAGCAAAATGGCAGCAGACTTTTGTCGACATTCTAATTGTGCTATTGCTGTTCATTCAGAGCAGCCCGCACACAGCGGCTCAACAAAGCGGAGAATCTTTAGAAATGTATAAAGTAACTGTGTTATCTGAACGTATCAGGTTGACCAGTTTATGATTTCATCCAGTCCAAACAAAATCGCAGGGAAGTAACTTTCATCCAGTCCAAAAAAGTCTGTAAGAATGACACTATCAGCATGATCCTCAGGCCTTAGCACCATGTTTACGCCTACAGCATTACCCGAATCTGACTGAATGAATGTCAACTCGACCTGTTTAAACAGACTGCTAAGAACGACATCCGAATTCTTCTGTTGAAATATCAACGACTGATGCAGCTTTTTTAAATCATCCCGAAATATCTCAAGCTGGCCCGCAGCAAACTCCGCACGGAATTCAGTTTTAAGCGAAGGAACAGAAAACTCAACCCAGACCATGATCCGGTCATATGCAGCTTCTTCAGGCTCCGGTATCCTTTCATAAGGGGTTAACTTGAGATGTAGGGTTCCGCTCTGTATATCGATCATCCGTTCACCTTTAAGGCATGTACTGAAAGTGCATAATGGTCCAGTCTTTTTCTCTTACCAGAACTTCAAGCCGGTAGGGTTTATAGAAATAACTTCCTTTTTTTTGTTTATCTTCTACCAGCCGGTACATACGGGTTTCATATCTGAAAAGCCCTGGTTTTCTAAGTGGGTCTGGCATACGTGTTCCATATCGAATGGCTTTTTCCTGTATCTGTAAAGGCACATATCGACCAGGTTCATACATGTGTTTTGCTGCGCTTTCCGTCATCTTCAAAGAGCGAGCCGAAAGGCCTATTTTTAGCCTTCCGCGCAAGAGGCTGATCGTGGCATGGCTAAGATTTACAGTTACGGCTGCACGAACTCCACTCTGTAGTAAAGCTCTCCCGGCAAGAAAAATACGAAATGCTCCTGCCGCCAGCAACACCAAATCGGTTGGGTCAATGAGGGGAGACTCTAACGGTGCCTCTTCAAGCCGAACAAAATTTCCTTCCGTATCATAAATTTGCCACAATCCCGGAGCCTGAGATACTGAGTAGCCGATACACATACCGGTTTCATCATCAACAATAGGCTTCGCACCATGAGGCAGAAATCGTGGGCGAATTTCAAAGAATTCGCCGTGTGGTAATCGTGACTTAAAAGTGTAGTAGCGACCGGGTTCTTCACTCGCTGCTAATCCTGTAACCATGAATACCTCCTCCTTGTAATTCAACGCAGTGAATAATAGCACCATGCTAAAATAGCTCGGGTTTATAGACTGAAGAAAATGGAGGAAGATGTAAATGCATCATTTTCTAGAAACACTTTCAGAATTTCTTTCCAATTGGCCTGTAATATCGGGAGAGCGAGCAGAGAGAAAGCCAGTAAAAGACAGGAAGAAGATCTCAGGTCTTCACTACAGACCTATTTGCAAGATCAATGATGATAAAAAAAGAGATAATGATATTCCCAAGAAAGATGAGGCCAACTAAGAAAAACACATTCACACTTAAGTAGTCAGACTCATTGCTTGTAAAAAAACCCGCTAACCGGGCTTCATTACGATCATAACCATAGAGGCTGCTGCTGGCCTCTGCCTGGATGTGGCGGAACGGCTTTGACTTTACCTGGTGACATAATAATTTCTGACACAGTCTCATGCGACTTAAAGGTACAACTGCAATTAATGTTCTGGCACTGGTTATAACGTTCTTTGGTCGTCGCTGATACTTGGAAGCTGCTGCGTGTATGTGCGGCATTCCCGCACAAAGGGCAATTCATCATGATGTATCCTCCAAAACCCAATTGAGATTAATGTTACTCAATTAAACCATTTTGAGATAGCACTATTCCATTTCAAGTGAATCTATTTTCACCTCAAGTTCGATGCTGGTCGTAAAGCCGCTATCCGCATTAAGGCTGTGCGTCAGCGTGGTTACAATCCACTCCCCCGCATCAATCTGCTGCTTAAATCCGCTCACCCTAACCGACATTTCCGTGTAAAGCTCGGCACGCCCCTTAGCCAGTTGTATTGAAAAAGTCGCCACCCCACGCTGGAGCCGTTCCCACTGCATTTTTGCAGCACGTTCAGCATTTGCCCGGTTCGCATAGGTGCGACTCAGCACCAAGACGTTCTCATCCGTGCCGATCATATAGTCGCCCTGTTTCGCCTCCGGCTCTTTTGCATTTGTGGTTTTGCGCTTGCGCTTTACCTTTGTCGTTTCCTTTTTCCCCGGATCCCGCGTGTGCAGCCAGCTGGCAATCACCCCGGTGTAGGCGTCGCGGTCAGCCAGGGTAAACCGGTGGCCGTCACCGTCCTTGCGCACGAGGGTGATGGCGGGCAGCACTTTGCCGCTGGCCGTTTTTCCCTGCCCCTGCCGGATAAACAGCAGGTTGCCGTCCTTAATGCACGCCACCGCGCCGCACTGTTTCGCCAGGCGCATCAAAAAGCTGGCGTCTGACTCGTTGGTCTGGTCGATGTGATCGAGTGCCATTTTCGCCACGTCGTCGCCCATCGCCGTTTTGAGCTTATGCCGCCCGGCAATATCTTTCACTACCTCGCCGACGCTGGTCTGGTGCCACGACTTTTCGCGCTTCGTGTTCAGCGTCTGGCGGAAGTCCGCACTGCGCGCGCGCAGGGTCAGCCGGTCCGGCGTGCCGCTGTGCTCGATTTCGTCCACGGTGTAGGTGCCTTTCGGGAAAAGCGCCTCCCCTTTCCAGCCCAGCGCCAGCGACAGCTCAACGCCACGGCGCGGCATCAGAAGCTGCCCGTCCGCGTCGTCCAGCTCGATATCCAGCTGGTCCGCCTCAAAGCCACGGTTATCGGTCAGCGTCAGGCTGATGAGTCGCTGCTCTATCTTCTGCGTAACATCTGCCCCGGCAAGCGTCAGGCGAAAAGCGGGCGCGTTTGCCTGGCCGTTAATCCAGCTGCCCGCCATCATGAGAACAGCCCGCCTATAGCCACGCCGAGTTTACCGGCGGCATCGGTGGCCGCACCCTGCATGGCCGACAGCTGATCGCTCAGGCTCCCGAACATTTCACCCAGCGATTCGTCGGTGCGCTTCAGCGTGAGCGTGAACTCAATGCGGCGGCATATGCCATTGCTGAAGAACTCCGCCTTGGTCTGGCTCAGGCTCTCGATCACGTACATGCCGTAAATCGTGCCGCTGCCTTCAATCAGCGGCCATGCACGGCCCAGCTCGGCAATCTGCTCCAGCGCGAACAGCGACAGCCTGCCGCCGGTGATTTCCGGCAGCAGCACGCCGGACAGCGTGATGGTGTCGTTGTCCGGGCCGAGGAACTGCAGCGCGGGACGCACACCCACGCGGCTGTTCGACGGGAAGCGCCAGCTGCGCTGAAGTTGCAGCTCCTGATACGGCACCGTCTTAAGCATGAAAACAAACAGGCCCAGCGTCATCATCATGATTCAAATCCTCCACGGTCACGGTAACTGCTGCGGGCGCGTGACTGCGCCTGCCGCTCTTTTGCCCCCAGCCTGCGCATCACCTCGTCCACCACGTCCTGCGAGCTCTGGCCGGGCTGCTGCACGATGGTGATCGGCGCGTGAATGCTCACGGGTGCTGCGTTCGCCACTGACTGCTGGCGCGGTGCGTCCTGCCGGTAGCTCTGCGCGGGCAGGCTCAGCGGGTGCAGCGGCTTTGCCTCCGCCGTTCCGGACGCGATGCCGAGCGTCATTGCCGCCATGGCCGCCAGCTGCGCGGTGCGTTTACGGCTCGTCACGCTCACCGGGCCGCCGACAATTTCCGGCCCGTTTTCACCGACGACGCCGAACTTGCCCGCCGGGATGTTACCGCCGGTGTCATACATACCCGCGAAGGCAGGGAACCCGCCGGGCGGTAGCGTTACCCCACCCCCCGCTGTCGCCTGTGGCGCGCGCGGGCGCGTCAGCTGCGGCGCGGCGGACTTATCTTCGCCCGGCTTCATGAATTCCGGCAGGAAATTGGTTATTGATGACAGCTTGCTTTTGAGCGCGTCCCACTTCTGGCTGACGCCTGCAAGCAGGCCGTCTATCATTTGCGAACCAGCCGCCTGAAAGCGCGCGGGCAGCCCCTGCACGTCGCCCATGATTTCATCCCACTTACTACTGATGTAGGTGCGGATCGCCGCCCAGACGCTGCTCACCTTCGTACTGATAGCGTCCCACAACGCGGCCAGGTTTGGCCCCAGCGTGTCCCAGTTTTTCCAGATGAGAAATGCCCCGGCCGCAATCAGCCCGATCACTGCCAGAATAGGGTTTACCATCATCAGCCTCCCAAGCCACAGTACGCCGTTGCCGACGATGCTGATCGCGCTTTTTATCAGGCTAAAAGCGCTGAATGCCCTGATACCTAACATGCTGAAGCTTAGTCGCACCAGCGCCAGCGGCCCCAGCACCGCAGCCAGACCGACCATCAGCACGCCCATCCCCAGCACCACCGCCGATACAACAGCAGCCACTTTCATCAGGGTGCCTGCAAGCTCCTTATTGTTCTCTACCCAGCGACGTGAGGCACCCGTGACCTTTTTCACCAGATTCATGATGTCCATCAGCGGCGTACGCAGGGAATCGCCGAGTCCGCTCAGGGTGTTTGATACCCCGGTTTTGGTCAGCATCCACTGCGCGGACAGTGAATCCTTATTGATGTCGGATTCTTTCTGCATCGAGCCGCTGGCCTCGTCGCCCTGCGTCAGCTGCAGCTGGCGCCGCAGCTCCGGCATGTTGTTGGCAAGCTTCGCCGCGTCCTTACCGAACTCCTTGCCAAACACCATGGTCATCGCGGTGAGACGCTTGTCGGCGGGCAGGTTGTTCACCTTATCCAGCACGCGCTGGATGGTGCCCATGGCGTCCGTGGTCATCTGCTTTTCGATGGCTTTCGGGTCCAGCTTCAGCAGCGCCATACCGCCCATAAAGGTCTTGCCCTGCATGGTGGCAATGGAAAGTTCGCGCACCATGGCGTTTGCCGCGCTGGCGGCGGTTTCCGACGTTGCGCCAAGGCTCAGGAACGTGGAGCCGAGCGCCGCCGCCTTGCGGTAGTCCAGCCTGTCAGCCACGCCGCCCATTCGCTGCAAGACGTCGATGATGTCCGATCCCTTTGACATCGCGTTGTCGTCCAGGTAGTTCAGCGCGTCGCCCAGCTGCTCGATGTTGCGCGTGGGGATTTTATAGAGCTGCGCAATCTTGCCCAGCCCCTCGGCCAGCTCACCGGCGGGCAGCTCAAACGCGGTGGACGCCTTCGCCGCCGTGGTGGCAAACGCCAGCAGGTCGCGCTTCTGGTCCTCGTAGGAGTCGTTCTGGTTGGCCACGCCCATGCGCGCCCCGCCCTCTACCAGCGCGGCGTAGTCAATCGCACCGTTCTCCATCGGCAGCTGCTCGCTGGCGGCCTTAATGGCGGCCTGCATGTCGTAAAACTGCTTCGTGCGGTTGCCGCTGTCGTCGCGCAGCCCGTTTACCTGCTTCGCTACCCCTTTCATGGCATCTTCCATCGCCGCTGAAGACTTTACGGCGGCCAGCACCGGCGCGCCCATTGTCAGCCCGGCGGCAGACGTTGCCGCCCCGGCACCGGCCACGCGATCGCGCACCTCCAGCGATCGGGAATATCGCTCACGTACTGCGCTCAGCTTTGCCTGCCGTTCTCCCAGCTTTTTTAGCGAAAGCTGCTGACGGTCAATGGCGGCGCGCGCCTCGTCCGACTGACTTTTAAGCTCGCGCTGTGCCTGGCTCAGTTTCTTCGTGTCGATACCGGCAGCGCCCAGCGCCTCACGCTGCCGCTGCACTGACAGGCGCAGCCCGTTGTAAGTCTGCTGCAGCTGGCTGGCGCGGTTTTTTGCCTGTTCCAGCACGCGGGCCTGCGCGGCGGTAGGCTTGTTTGTTTCCGTAAACTGCAGGGCCAGCCGCGTCGCTTCTTCGCGAGCAGCTTTAAGGTTATTGGCAGTGATGGCAAGCTGTGAGCGGGTTTTACGGAAGGCGTCAATGCGTCCGGCCTGCGCGTCCAGTGCCTTGAGGGTATTGCGGGTGTCGCGCAGCGTGCCAGCCAGCTCACGCGTGCTGTCGCGGGCGCCACGGAAGGGGCGCGTCAGCTTATCGACCGCGCCCAGAACGACCTGTAAACGCAGATTTTTATCACTCATCGCTGGCCCTGTGTCGCAGGATTGCTTTGTGCCGCCATTCCAGCACCTCGGTCAGCGTCATGGACTCGGTAACGGAGGGCGGCCAGTGAAAGACGGTGGCGATATCCGCCACCAGATCGTCTACCGTCAGGCTGTCGCTAAATCCGACAGGACCGACTTCTTCAGCAAAAAAGTGACCACCTCTACCGACAAACTGACCAGGTCGGCGGGGTCCATTTCGTTAATTTCCGCTGTGGTCAGCGCCGGGGTGGTGATACGCGGCAGCACGGTGATCAGTGCGTTCACGTCCATGTCCAGCAGCGCCTGCAGGCGGGTGCCGCGCAGCGCGCCGGACTGCGGCTTGCGCACGGTGACGGAGGTGATTTCTGTTTTACCGCGCAGGATCGGGGTGTCCAGCTCAACGACTTTTTCATTTGAAGCGGTTTTATCAGTCATGATTTGATTCCGTTAAAAAGAGAGGTAAGCGGCAGGCTCAGCGCCTGCCGGGGTGATTACAGGCCCAGCGCGTTGCGGTGCGCTTCCATCAGGTCTTTGCCGTCAACGAGTTCGATCATGTTCACCAGATCGCATTCGTAGAGCACTTCACCGTTGATGGTCAGCTTTGCGTAACTGTTGGTGCCGGACACTTTGGTGGTGCTGGATTCGCCGGTCTTCCATTCGCCGGAATCCAGCTCCTTATAGCGTCCGCGCGTGACCAGCTCGACCGCCTGCACTTCACCGGTGTCGTCGCGCTGAATGGAGCCGGTAAAGCGCAGCTGAATGCCATCCACGGTGGTGGTGCCCATCTGCTTAATAAGCAGTGCTTCAGTGCCGCCAATGGTGAATTCCGTGTCCAGCGCGCCGTCGTCCAGGCCCATGTCGATATCCACCGCACCGGCCATGCCGCCGCCGCGATACTTCTCAAACTTGCGGGTGAATTTCGGCAGCGTCACGGACTCAACCAGCCCCTGCCAGTTGTTGCCTGCGTTGAACAGGTTCAGATGCTTAAGTTTGCGGGGTAATGCCATCTTTCCGTCTCCTTATGCGCTGACGCGGCTGCTGAAATCGACCAGGTAACGGTCAGTGATGCGCTGGCGCAGCAGCAGGTTTTCCAGTGGCGGCACCGGCGTATAGTCGTAATCGATCAGCAGCTTGCCCGCCTTAAGCGTGTCCTTGTCGTTTACGCTCTCGTCCAGCCAGCAGTCCGCGCCAATCAGATAGCCCTGATTCACCAGGCTGCGTAGTTTCGCGCGGATGCTCTCGATGATGTCACGGGCCAGTGACGGGTTCAGCGCGCCGTCAACGGACCACATCTGCGCTTCTGCCATCGTATCCATGAGCACCTGCGCGGTGCGGGTGTAGCACTCAAACTGAAACAGCGGATCGTCGCTGAGGCAGCGGGAACCCCAGAAGCGGAAGCCGTCTTTACGGATCAGCGTGGTGACGTCGTTCTGGTTCAGCAGGCCCGCATCAGTGGCCGGATCCTGCAGGTCCCAGAAGACGTCTTTTGAAATGCCGGTAATGCCGTTCACGCCGACGTTTGACAGGGACTTATGCCAGCCAGTCTGCTCGTCGATTTTGGCGCGCAGGCCCAGCGCGCGGGCGGTGGCGTAGGCCGTCGCGTCCGCCTTCAGCACGGTGTCAAAATTGATGAAGTCAGGCCAGATCAGCATCCCTTCGCGCTGGCTGAAGTTGCTGCGGTAGGCAATCGCCTCTTCAACGCTCTTGCAGCCATACGCGGACAGGTAGGCAAAACCGCGCAGGCTCTGCGCCACGCTCAGCAGTTCGGTGGCAACGGCTTTTGTATCGTGGCCCGGCACGCCGAGGATGCGGGGTTTGACACCGCATACGGACTGCGCGGCCAGCAGCGCCTTCATGCCGGTGCGCTGGCCGTCGGTCACGCCACCGATAATGTTGGCGGTGGTTTCCGCTTCGGTTTCGCCCTGCGGCACGCGCACGACGACGGTGACGGGTTTGGACTGTTCGGCGATGGCGTCCAGTGAGCGCGCCAGCGTGCCGGACTCTCCGGCCTTGCCGCTGGCGGTGAGTACGTCGGTTAACAGCACCGGGCGGTTTAGCGGAAAGGTGGCCGCGTCGGCGTCGTCGCCGGTACAGACCAGCCCGACAATCGCGGTGCTGACGGTGGTGATGGTTCGCGTGCCTTCGTTGATTTCCTCAACGCGCACGCCGTGGTGATAATCCTGTGCCATAAGGCGGTTCTCCTGTGAAGGGGTTCCGCTATGGTCTATGGTCCGCTATGACGGGGCACGCGCTGGCTGTTGTGCGGTGTCTGACACAACAGACGCGCCGTTTTCGCGCAGTCTTTTCTGTTCCGGGGCCGGGATATACCGGTAAATCGTTTTCTCTGACACGTCCAGCACCAGCGACACCTGCAGCAGCGTTGCCCCCTGCGCTAGCATCCGCCGGGCACGCTCCACCGTTTCCGCTGTCATCTTTCGCCGCCTGCCACCGACGCGGCCTTTATCACGCGCGGCGGCCAGCCCGGCGCGGGTGCGCTCTACGATCAGCTCGCGCTCCATTTCCGCCAGGGCACCCATAACGTGAAAGAAAAAACGCCCCATTGGCGTGCTGGTATCGATGCTGTCAGTTAGGCTGCGGAAGTTAACGCCACGTTCGCGCAGCTCTTCGGTCAGCATCACTAGGTGACGCATACTTCTTCCCAGCCGATCCAGCTTCCACACGATCAGCGTGTCGCCGGGCTGCAGGCATCGCAGCGCCTTCTTCAGCCCCGGCCTGTCGCTGGTTTTCCCGCTTATCCTGTCCTCGAAAATCAGCTCACAATCTGCGCTCTGAAGCGCAATTCGTTGTAAGTCTGTATTCTGGTCATTTGTTGATACCCGAACATATCCAATTTGCATATAATCAAACCAATTTAGATGCTTTTACTGTAATAATACAAGGAGAAGTAATGGAACAGAATAATGATCGCATTAAAAATAAAGAAGCTATCAAATCAAATAAAAAGCAATGGGGGGTTTATTTACGGGAAAAAATATCAGGACTATGGATCTGGACTGATGATTATCTTGGCTTCTCATTAAGTTTCTACAATATATTAGATATTGTAAGAAAACACTGGAAAGGGATACTATCCCTTACTGCAATATCAATTTTAATATTATTCCTAGCAAGCGTTGCACGCATAGCTTTTTTTGCGCTTAACATGCCTCCATCAAAATCGAATGAAGTAACGGCCACAACTATTGGCGAACTTGGTACGTTTGGAGATTTTTTTGGTGGTGTCACCAACCCGATAATCGGATTAGTAGGTTTTATTGCTTTGGCAATAACTATTAGCTTACAGATTAAGCAAAACAAAGCGAGCTTGAAGGATAGCTTTGAAAATTCTTTTTTTAATATGGTAAATTTACAAAATAATATTATTAACTCTTTAAATTATGAAGGACACGAAGCAAGAACCAGCTTCACCAACTTTATCATTCTTAATGATGAAAAGTTAAACCCTGCAATAGAAAATAAATATAAATTAGTAGTAAAGCAAAGTGCCGCAAAGGTATTTTACAAGCGCTTTAACTCTGAGAATAATGCTTTTTTTGGTCACTACTTTAGAAACTTATATAGAATATTAAAGATGATCCATGAATCTTCTAACGACCACGAACAAAAAGTAATGTATTCTCGAATCATTCGAGCCCAACTATCTATGGGTGAATTAACGATGCTTTTCCTAAATTGCCTTAACGATGTATGTGACAAAGGAGAATTTGCATTCCTTTTAAAAAGATATCAGATACTAGAGCATTTAAGTATAAAAAAAGCCACTTCTGATGACATCAAAAGAGAAACATATAACACCATGCAATTCTTAATTGGAGAGAAAGTTAAAGTATCTGGAAAAGAGATATTATATTACATCACCCAAGAGAAAGATAAATATCAGTTCCGTCATGATTCGGGCGCTTTTGGAAAAAACAGATCTCAAGTACTGCATTCGCTCAAGCGATTTAGATCATTAAGATAATAGCTTTCTAAAAAACCTCGGTTTAACAGAAAAGTT